TATAATCAAAGTTAAGAAATACATAAAACAAGGAGGATACATATTATGACAAAGAAAGAAGCAATGCAAAAACAGTATAAAGAGTGGGAGGAAAGTATCAATAATATGTCAGCAGAGGAAATGAAAGCTGATTTATTGAATAATTGTGAGCTGTCTTTTACTGATAGTCGTTTATTAAAAAGAAAGATGAAGGATGGGTTTCTTCGTAAAATGTACAAAGCCTATCACCCATTTGTAAACCCAGCTGAGGAGGGTTATAACTTTATCATGCGTAAGTATGAGGGGTTATTAGATACCCTGTATAGAGTATTTGATGTGGAAGGCGCTGTACAGCATGAGGTTACAGAAGCTTTCCAATACTCCAAGGAGGACTTGGCGGATCTGAATAAGGAACGTAATCAATATAGATCCGATAGATCTAAGGAAATTCTGGAAGAATATAAAGCTAAATATTCGCATGATGATGTGCTGGAATATTTAGAAGATGACCCGTCCATTAGTTATGGGCACAAATTTGATATCGAAAAAGTATTTTCGGATCTTAACAAGTGGGCAGAAGAGTAAAGGAGGAAAATACATATGTTAGATGAACAGCAGAAAAAAATTGTAGCAGAAAATCATAACTTAATATACTATGCTTTGAGCAAGTATAAGTTGAATCCGGAAGAGTATTATGACATACTCGCTATTGGCTTATGCAAAGCCGCAATTGCCTTTGACCCGGAAAGGTCAAAGTTCGCAACATACGCAATGAAGGTCATGTATAATGAATTTTTAATGCAGGTCAAGCATGAAAATGCTAATAAAAGAGAAGCAAATAAGAATGTGCTTTCTTTAAATTACAGACTAAATGATCATAAAAATGAAGGTCATATATGTGAATTTGGAGAGTTATTGACAGATGGGAGAGAACCATTCATGGATGTGGTTCATATGTATCTTCCGGATATACTAACAAAGAAAGAGCTTTTAGTATGCCAGCTTTCATATGATGGTTATGACCAGACACAAATCGGAGAAAAGATGGGTGTGACACAGTCTTATGTTAGCAGATTATTAAAGAAAGCAAGAATTAAATTAGAAAAGGAGATGGTATTTTGAATACAGCTAAAAATTTTAGAAAAATATTGAGAGGGGACGTATATTGGGTTGATTTAAGTCCTCTAAGTGATGTAGTAAAACATATGGAAGGCGGTGTTAGACCAGTGGTCGTTGTAAGCAACTCGTATAATAACAAATACTGCGACCTTTTAAACGTCATCCCTATGACATCAAAAAAAGATAAATTGCCACAGCATCAGTCAGTTACGGTAATGCACAAGAAAGACCCAAGAAAGAGTTATTTGCTCCCGGAAAATACGTGCGTTATAAATAAGAATCAATTGCGGAATTTTATCTGTCATTTGGACCCACGTTCAATAAGCAACATGAACCGGGCAATAATGACACAGTTCGAGTTATAAATGGGGTGAAACTAAAGGATATGATGAACAAATTAAATCAAACAACGTGCAAAAGATGTGGAAGAAAGTTGAAGAATGAAAAAGCGATAGAAATAGGAATGGGAGCAATATGCTGGAAAAAGTATCAGGCAGAAAATAATCATAAAAAATTATGGAAGGAGAAACAAAATGGAAGATTTTATGAATAAGTGTTTTGAGGAATATGAAAAAATATATGGCAAAGGTGCTAAAATGGAAGATGGAGAGGCACAGGTTTTTGAACTACAGGACTGTACGATCATAGTCAGATTAAGATATGGAGATCTGTCAGTAGAAGTTCTTGGAGATAAGCCTATCAAATGTGATTTTGCATCTGGTCTGTTTGTGGAAAGCGAGGAATGAAAAATGACATTGAATGATTTAAAAACTGGAATGATAGTTACCACAAGAAATAGTGTTTCTTATATTGTCATGAGGGATTTTGTTGATTCCGGAGATATTTTGGCGGGTATTTCTGATAATGAAAATATAACAAGTTCATATACTGAGTTAAGTAATTATGAACAAGACCTGAAACACAATAAATTACCAGGACTTGATATAATGTCAGTATACACTTCTTATTCATATGGTATAGACATATCGAAAAAACTTCTTTGGAAACGTGAAGAATACAGGGAGGTAACAATGAAAGAGCTAGAAGAGCTATTCGAATGTAAGGTAAAAATTGTAGATGAGGATAAATTGTCGAGGAGGATGAGTAAATGAAGAAAAAATTATCAAACCTACTATTTGCAATATCAATAGTAATGATTATATGGTTCGGAGTATCTGTATTAGAAATTGCAAATAAGAATATGTATTCAAAAGATTATAGTGAGTACAATCTTATAATTATGATTTCAAATCTTATGGAATAAGGAGACTATATGGATAGAAATATACAAACCTGTTGCAAAGATTGCAAAGAACGAACATATAAATGTCATTCTTCTTGTCCGAAGTATAAGGAGTTCCAAAAACAAAATGAAGAAAAGAGGCAGGTGCTATATAAAAGACAAGGAGAACTAAATGACTATTTAGGTGTTAAGTTCAAAGGATTGAATAGAATATACAGAAAGAAAAGAAAATAAAGACATGAAAAAGTATAGGATATAATGTCCTATACTTTTTTTCTTTACAAATTTAAAAATTGTGTTATAATAAAATTAAAAAACATTTTATCGAAAAGGAGGCGGGCAACATAAGATGACAGATATGTCTAAACTAATATATAAGTTACAAACAGCTTTAAAACAAAAAGGAGTAATAGTCTATATAAATACATCCCAATTTTATTCTGTGGAACAAGATAGATTTATAAAGATGTATAGAATATTATACAAGAAACAGCAACTAATAAATACTGCTTCTCAAATAAAAGTAGTAAAAGCATTAAATGAATTGTGGCAGGAGGTAAAAAATGAAGAAGGAAACAAGTAAAGAAAAAGAAGCAAAGAAATATCTTAATCCTAGACAGATCTTATTCGTACAAGAATATATGAAAACGAATAACGTTACACAAGCATCTATCAGTGCAGGATATATGCCTAAAGGAGCATACGCACAAGGTTCACGCTTGTTAAAAGATGTAAGAATCCAAAATTACATTGAAGCAATAAGGGAAAGATTGGATGATGCAAAGATTGCTGATATACAAGAAGTAATGGAATATCTCACATCAGTCATGCGAGGGGAGAAGAAAGACCAATTCGATTTAGACCCGGCATTAAGTGAAAGAACAAAAGCCGCAAGTGAGTTGGCTAAGCGTTTGGATGTACGAGCAAAGAACTTGAATATAGAATGTGCAGTCAACATTATAGATGACATTCCGGATGATGCTGAGATTGAGGATGATTTAGATGAAGAAAGCAATTAAAGGTAGACCACTTTCCAAATGCATAGGAAAAGCATTCTATAGTGTTCATAAAGATATACAAGCTGGAAAGCATACTTATTATGATTTGACTGGCGGACGTGGTTCATTGAAATCTTCTTGTGTGTCTGTAGAGATAATCTATAATATGATGAAAAAGGAAAATAAAAATAAACACGCTGTCATCTATAGAAAAGTAGGAGATACACTTGAAACATCAGTATTTGCTCAGATTGAATGGGCTATTGATATTTTAGGCGTTTCTCGTTTATGGAAATTGACTAAATCGCCAATGAGAGCCGAATATCTTCCAACTGGGCAAAAGATTATATTCAAAGGATTGGATAAAGCAGCAAAATCAAAGTCAATCAAAGTACCATTTGGATATATAGGTTATCTTTGGTTTGAGGAGTTTGATGAATTTTCTGGAGAAGAAGAGATACGTAAAGTGCAACAATCTGTCATTCGTGGTGGAAATGACTTCGTGGTATTCAAATCAATGAACCCACCTAAATCAAGACAGAACTGGGCAAACTACTATATAGAGAAAGAGAAATTGAGAAAAGATACACTTGTATCTCAAACAACTTATCTAACATCACCGAAAGAATGGTTGGGTCAACAGTTTATAGATGATGCTGAATGGCTTAAAATGGTAAACCCAAAAGCATATAAACATGAGTATCTAGGCATTCCTATAGGAAACGGCACGGAAGTATTTGATAATCTTGAAATAAGACAAATAACAGATGAAGAAATAGCAAGATTTGATAGATTATATAGAGGAGTTGACTGGGGCTGGTTTCCAGATCCATTCCATTATGGTTGTATGCATTATGATAGTGCTAGGATGATTTTATATATCTTTGAAGAGTTCCGGACAAACAAAATGCGGAATAGTGAAACAGGAAAAATCCTCAAAGATAAATTCAATCTTGGAAGATATGACGTAGTGATTTGTGATAGCGCTGAGAATAAGTCCATAGCAGATTATAGAAGTTATGGTATAAACGCAAGAGGCGCAGAAAAAGGTCCTGATAGTGTTCGTTATGGAATGAAATGGTTGCAATCTCTTATCAAGATTGTTATAGACCCTGTAAGATGCCCGAATACAGCAGAAGAATTTAAGAAGTACGAGTATGAATTGGATAAAGATGGTAATCCTACTTCGGTATATCCTGATGCTAATAATCATTCAATAGACATGACAAGATACGCGATGGAGCGTGTTTGGAAAAGGAAAGGAAAGTAGAATATGCAAGAACAAGTTAATCATCCAACACATTATGGGGGCAAAGATAATCCTTACGAAGCAATCAAAGTTATAGATGCATGGCATTTAGATTTTTGTCTTGGAAATGTGGTGAAATATGTAAGTCGTGCAGGAAAGAAAGACAATAATTCTGTGGAACAAGATTTAAAGAAAGCACTTTGGTATTTAGAACATGAACTTGAGTTAATGAAAGGAGAATAATGATGGGAAGAGTAGTAATACCAGGATTTAGAAAGATTGAAACAAGCGGCGGAGGAGAAGGAGGAACAGGTAACTATGAGGACTTAACAAACAAGCCCTCTATAAACAATGTTTACTTAGTGGGAAATCTCAATACAGTAGATTTGAAACTGACAGATGCAACATTGACAGAAAAGGGAGTACCTGCAGAAGCGAAAACGGTTGGGATTAAAATGAATGAAAAGCCGAACTATGAGGAGGGTACATTTTCTACTTCACTCGCTAACACTTCTTTCAATCCGCAAGTTAAAGCGGAATATAAAAAAGTAGGTAATATTGTATCCATAGCAATTAAATTTTCTTTCGCTGATAAAATTGATACGGCACAAATGGGAGAAATTTTAGGCCTACCTTTTGTTGTATCTACAGAAAATGCAACAGGTGGATTCTATCCAATGTTTGCTAAGACCAATAATGGTAATTATTCAGGTATGGTACCATTCGAAAACTATATGGGTGAGGTACCTGCCGTTGGTATTACCGATTTGCTTGGGCAACAAACAACGAAGGTAATTATACTGTATGGACAGTATGAATCAACTAATTAAGTTAATTGAAGAAAGGAGACATCCGCATGATTAAAAAATTATTGAATTTAATCTACGAAGCAATTGGTAAAATGATTGGGTATAAATCAATAACTGATGCTTTTGAAATTGATGATACTGGAATATCTGACGAAATGTCAAATGCGCTGGATGTGTGGAAATCCATGTATAAAGACGAAAGCCCTTGGCTTGACGATATAAAAGGTGTATACTCTTTAGGATTGCCTAAGCAGATATGTCAATCTTTGAAACAACAGACACTTTCTGAAATGGAAACATCTATTACAGAACCCGGAGTTGAAGATGGTATAGAACAGGATAAAGATGATGCCATTGATACAAGGGCTAAATTTCTGAATGATATTTACCAAAAAAGGCTTATTAAAAATCTGCCACAATCTTTTGAAAAAGCCTTGGCTCTTGGTGGAATGGTTATAAAGCCGTACATGAGCAATGGGCAGTTATATCTTGATTTTAACCAGCAAGGAGAGTTCTATCCTATAGCTTTTGATGATGATGGAAATATCATTGATGTTGCATTTTTTGACCAATTTACCGCTGGAAAATATGTCTATACAAAAGTTGAAAGACAGACATTCTCTTTTGATAAGAAAATGGTTGTTGTGGAAAATAAGGCATTCAAAGCACAGTTACGCACACCGGACGATGAAGTAGAACAGGAACTCGGACAAGAGATACCATTATCATCCATTGACCGATGGAATGGAATTAGTGAAGAACCGGTAACTATTGAGAACACAGAAAAGCCGTTGTATGGATATTTCAAAGTCCCACTTGCCAATAATGTTGACATGAAATCTCCCCTTGGAATTTCAATTTTTAGCCCTGCAACAAAACTAATTAGAAAAGCCGATGAACAGTTCAGCCGCCTTGACTGGGAATATAAGGGAGGACAATTAGCCATTGATGTTGACCCGACAGCCGTAACCTATAGTGAGGGTTATTATGGAACAAAAACTAACTTGGATGACTTACAAGACAGATTATATCGTAGATTAGATACAGGTTCTGACGAGACATATCACGAATGGGCTCCGTCTTTGCGGGATGCAAATTATATAAATGGGCTCAACGTGTATACAAATAAAATAGAAGATATGATAGGATTAGCAAGAGGGACATTGTCTCAAGTAGAATTAGACGCAAGAACAGCTACTGAGATTAAGCTCGTTAAGCAAAGAACTTATATCACGGTTTCCGATTTACAGAAAGCTTTAGACCAATGTCTAATGGATGTGGTATATGCTATGAATGTGTTTACTGAATTATATAATCTTGCCCCTGCCGGAGATTATGACACAAACATAGATTGGAAAGACAGCATTTTGACGGATACAGATACAGAACTTGAGCATAAGATGACCCTTCAAACTGCCGGTATTTTAAGCAAGGCTGAGGTTCGTGCTTGGTACACAGGGGAATCTGTAGAAGCCGCACAATTAGAGATTGATAAAATGCAGGAGCAAGCACAGCAGAACATGATGAATGATTTGTTTAATTCTACTGATACCAGTGACAATTCTTTAGAGTCTAATCCTACAGATAAACAAGATATGTCAAATCAGAACAATCAATCTAATAATGAGGAGTGATTTTAGATGGCTTTATCAAAGGATGAATTAACGAACATTGCTTTTAGAATTGCTGACAGATTCGAAAAAGTCAATATCTTTTATCTTTCCAAAATGGCGGAACAGATAAAAGATATTGGTAAATTGGATAAGGACAATATGCACCGGTTAGAACAAATGGCTAAAATGGGTAATAACATTGAAGAAATAAATCTATACCTCTCAAAGCAATCCGGACTAGCGTTACAAGATATTTATAAACTTTATGATAAAAGTGCTGGTGAGATATACAAGGATGTTGCTTATATGTATAAATATAATGGGATCAATCAGCCTGAATTTTCTAAAAATATAGCAGTACAAAATTATATCCGTTCTGTACGAAATTTGACACTAGGAACATTCGCCAATATGGCGAATACAACGAACATTGCTAAGGATTATAAGGATGCCATTGATTTAGCCATAGATACAGTAGCAACCGGAATGGATGGATATCAAGATGTTTTAGAAAGGCTTGTTCTTGATAAGGCTACACAAGGGGCAAGAGTTCAATATTCAAGTGGACGAACACGAAGATTGGATAGTGCGGCTAGGATGAACATATTAGAAGGAGTTCGTCAAGTCAACTATGGCGTACGATTAGAAGCAGGCAGACAATATGGGGCAGATGGGGTTGAAATAGACGCACATGGATTGTGCGCAGAAGACCATCTTCCATATCAAGGAAGACAATACAGTCTTTCAAAGTATCATTCAATCAATGAAAGTTTAGAAAGACATTTTGGAACGTGCAACTGCCAACATGGTATATCCTATATAGTTCTCGGCATATCACCCCCTTCATACGATGATAAAGAATTGAAAAGAATAAAAGATTACTCAACAGAAAAAATAAAAGTGGGGGATAAGGAAATAACAAGATACGAAGCCAGTCAAGTAATTAGAAATCTTGAAACCAAGATGAGATACAAGCAGGAACAGATTATAGCTTTACAAAAGGCTGGGAAAGACGCCGAAGAACAGAAAAAACAGTTAAAGAGATTGAAGCAATCTTATGGTTACACATCGAAACAAGCAAATCTTCGTAGACAATGGAACAGAGCAAAGGTTCCGGGTTACGATTTATAGTTATCAACAAGTTATTCACAGAAAATTGTGAATAACTTTTGTTTTGTACATGAGTTATTCACAATTTTAACATTTTGATTGTGTATAACTTTACTTATCAACAAGTTATCAACAATTTTTTCAAAAAACACTTTACAAATGTTGATAAGTTGTGTATAATAAAAAATGTAAATAATCCAAAACCCGGAAAGCGGGTTAAAAACATCATTTTAGATTATAAAGGAGTGCAGAAAACATGAAGAATATCTATGAGATTCTTAAATCTTTCGAAATTACAGTTCCGGAAGACAAGAAGGAAGATTTTGATAAGGTTTTAAATGAAAATTATAAGACTATATCAGAAGTAACTAAAATCCAAGGCAAGCTGGAAAAGGCTGAAGGGGAAAGAGATACTTATAAGACTAAGTATGACATGGATATCAAGCAGAGGGATGCTGATATCAAAGACCTTCAAGGAAAGCTGAAAGACGCGGGAACAGACACCACAAAGTTATCTGACTTGCAGAAAGAACTTTCAGCATTGCAGGATACTTACAATACAGAAAAGTCCAATTACGAAAAGCAATTGAGTCAGCAAGCTTATGAGTTTGCCATTAAAGAAAAAGTGGCAGATTTGAAGTTTTCCTCAAACTCAGCAAAGAAAGCTTTTATAGCAGATGCGCTGAAAGAGGAACTGAAAATGAAGGATGGGCAGTTGCAAGGATTTGACGACTTCCTGGAATCTTATAAGAAAACGGATGCAGATGCATTCCTAAAAGAGGATACAGAACATTCTGGTGAGGATGAACCGCCTAAACCGCAGTTTAGTGGAAAATCATCCGGTACAGAAACACAGCTGAAAGGCGACACGGAAAAGCCTTCAGTTACATTTTGGTAAAAAGGAGAGATTAAAAAATGGCAAGACCAGAAACAACAAGACTTGATTCTTTGAACGTATTGCTTGATGGTAGTGAATCCGGAAAGATGCTCTTGAAAGAAGCATATGATGGCGTTATTGAGAACGTCCAGAAAGGCACAGTATCATCTAAAATCAAGAACACAGATTTGAGTGGTGATCCAACAGCCGGCACAGTAGAAGCTAAACGATTTGTTAATGCAAGTTCACAGCCCTATGGAACTGCTCGTACAGCGACTAAAGGAACGGCAGTCAAAGGAAAGACTGTTACTGTTCCTATTAACGTTGACAGAGAGTTTGTAGAAGAGATTGCAGAAAAAGATATCCGCTTGCTTGGCGTAGACGGATTGGTTGCTAAACGTTCCGCGAACCATGCACAAAGAATGGTAGCAGAACTTGATACCGCATTTTTTGCAGAAGGTAAAAACTCCGGAACACAGTTCAAACCGGCAAAAGCTGTGACAGATATTAAGGATATTGTTGAGTCCGCAATTCTTCAGCTTGAGAAATTGAAAAATAACTATATTGACGGACTGGATCGCTCAATGCTTTCCATCACATTTGACCCGGATACTTATTCGGCAATGAGAATGTACCTCGATACTGTAGTTAATACAAATGTTGACACGACATCCGAAGAGTTCGTGATGTATCATGGAGTTAAGTGTTATAATTCGAACAGATTGCCATCTGGCGTAAAATTCGAAATCATGATGGATGAATCAATTGCGCAGCCAATTACATCTAAGCCATACTCTGCTGAACGTATTCCGTTGAGTGAGGATGTAGCCGTAGAAATGTTCTTCTACTATGGCACAAAAGCAGTAACGCCTGATACCATTTTCTGGTATGACGGAACGCACGCTGAAGTCTAATTGGATAAGGAGGATATATAATGGACATTAAAATGCCTGATGGCGCAGTTTTAGTCACAGAAAATCCCGAAGTCATTGATTCCTATATCAACATGATGGGCGGAGAAGAAGTGACAAAAAAGCAAACAAAAAAGTCAGCAACTAAGGTTGCCTCCGCCTCAGAAGCTGAGTAGAAGAAAGGGGATACATCATGAAGTATTTGACGTTTGAAGAATATCAGAATTTAGGCGGGAAATGCTCGAAAGATGTATTCCCTTCTTTACAATTTGACACAGAATCGAAGATGGATTATATCACATCTGGAAGACTTTCCAAAATGATTGATGAAATTGAATCCGTCCCAGAAGCTGTGCAAATGTTGGAGGTAAAACTAATTGATATAGAAAATGCAAGCAGTAATTCAGCAAAGCAAGGTCCGGGATTGACATCTTATAGCAATGGGATAGAATCTTTTGGGTATGATACTAGCAAAGATTCAGAAGAAATATTGGCAGAAAAATTCTCAACACTGATGAAGCAGTATTTATATCCAGAATATCCCGAACTTTTTTACCGAGGGAGGTGGGTAAGCCGTGCAAGGTACAGTAACCCTTCTCAATAAACTCAAAAGAAAAGATTCGACTACAAATGTTGATATTTGGTATAAAACCATTTTAACTGATTGCGTTTATAAAAAAACTTCAATAGCAAGTGTGACTGGAAAAACAGTAGGAATGGGTCAGCAATTTACCATTCTTATTCCATTTACCGGTAAATATCTTCCTTATAAGGATTGGAAGAATCTTGTTGATAAAACAGGATTCTACACATTATCCCCAAGTGATGTTATCATTCTTGGTACTGTTGAGGAAGATGTTACTGATAAAAATATAATCACGATAAAAAATGACTACGAACCAAATTCATGTGAGATAATGAGCATTGAGCAAGTAGATCAAAAATTATCCGTACAATTTGAGTTCCGAGTAGGTGGTGTATAAAATGAGTGTTAAGATTGATGTTAAAATGAAACCAACAGATAAGATTCTAAGTAGAATATTTGATGATTCTGCCGGAAGATTTTTAGCTGAGACATGGGGAAGAATTTTAACAAAATATGCACCGTTTGATACAGGAACACTTGCACAAACTTATCAGACTGAGCCTTGGAAGTTGACGTATGTTCAAAAATACTCAAGATATCAATGGCAAGGAATCAGCAAATCCGGTAGACCGTTGAACCATAGTAAAGAAAAAAATTACTTGGCACAGAGTCATTGGGAAGAAGCCGCAGAACGTGATAAAGCAGGAGAAGTTGCAAATGCTTTAACTGCTTATATCAAGAGGAGAGGTTAATCATGACTAACGTATATAAATGCTTATCAGACTGGCTTCAGGAATGTCCTGATATTGGGGATTATGTATATTTTAATGTAATACCAATGGATATTGATTCTTCCTCAGTTAATTCAAATTCCGGAAGTCAGATACTTAATAACTACAATGATGGAACGAAGGAAGTTAGATTGATGTTCTATATCAATCTTATCAAACCATACGATGATGGTGGTACAAGTGATTTAAACCTTGATGCTATCAATGTATTTGACAAGATAATTTCCTTTGTTGAAAGAAAAAACAATGCTAATAAATTTCCAGATTTCGGAGAGGATTTTATTGTGAATAAAATCGGAGCTACTTATAAGGCTCCGGAAGTATATGTTACTACTGATAATCCATCAATCGCAAGATATGAGGGTCAATTTTATGTCGAATATTTAGAAAAGAAAAGGAGTGAAATATAATGGCAGACGCAATGAAAAAATTGACGAGAAATCAGTTTATCCCATTTTTAGATGTGCAAAAAGATTCCACATTTGCCGCTTCAGTCTGGAAAAGGGTGGACTATTCTACGATTTTCGAACTCACCATGAATGAGCAGGAAGAAGATATGGATTATATCTGTTTTGAGAATGCAGTTACGGAAATCAACAGCAATAAACCCGAACTTCCACAGGAAATTGCTTGTTATGAAGGAAATCCTATCTATGACTTCATGGCTAAAGAATTTTTCGAAATGCCGACAGGTGCAGATACCAAGGTTCCATTCTTGATGTGCTTCGGCGGAGAAACAAAACGAGCTTGGCGCTGTATCGCAACACTGACATCCAAGGTATTGAATACTGTAGATGGAAAAATCACATTTTCAATCAAAATGGGCGGAGACATTGAAAAAGGAACGTATACGATTGAGGCGGGAGCCCCTACGTTCGTCCCAGCAACAGAATAATCAATTATAAAGGAGGCAATATGATGGATTATATTTTGAATTTTAAAGGAGAGGAAGTTGAACTTCCTAAATACAGTTTTACGATTGCGAATAGGTTGGAAAAGCAGGAAGATATGAATGTCGGAAATGCGTCATATCAGGATAAGTGCAAAGGTATGTACAATGTAATTGCAGACATCATTGGAAAGGACAAAATAAAAGATCTTATAGGCACATTCCTACAATGTGACCCAAATGAAATCAACATTTTATATCTAAAAGTATTGGAGACATACAATACCCCGCTTACCGATTTCAATATGCAAAGAACAAATGATATGATTGATAATGCCAATATCGAATCGCTGAAAGAACTTTTAGTCACTGCCGAAAAAGCGGCAAAGTTAAAGTTGAATGATTGATTTAAGACAGAAAGGCTTGCCAAGTCACATCAATGTGGCAGGTGAGCCTTATTTATTAGATACGGACTTCCGAAAATGGATTGATATTGGCGAAAAATTAGATAATCCTGAGATAAAAATAGAAGATATTGCTTATGTAATAAAAGGAATCACGGTTCTTGATTTATTTAAACATAGAGAAGAGATTTTAAAAGAAATTGTTGATTTTTATACGAATCCAAATAGCACACCAATGGGTTCATCAGGAAATGAAGTTATTTTGGATTACGTAGAAGATGGAGAATACATTGTTGGTTCTTTCATGCAGGCATATAATATTGACCTTACGAGTGTAGACCTTCATTGGCATATGTTTAAAGCGTTATTCTTAAGTTTACCAGAAGATACAAAAATAAAGCAGATTATGCAGATGCGAGGATATAAGAAAGATAATAAATCTTATGAGAAACAGTCAGAAGAATTGAAAAGAGCTTGGAGTTTGAATAAACAAAACACGCAGGATATAGATATGACTGATATAAATGAACTGTTTTATAACACGTAGAAAAAGAGGTGAGACTGGATAATGGCAGATGGAAAAGTAACCATTGAGACCGCCCTTGATGGAAGTGGGGCAGAAAAGGGTGTCAATAAACTTGGTAGTTCATTAAAAAGTGGATTAGGCAAAGCGGCAGGAGTCGCAATAAAAGGAACTGCGGTTGCGATTGGTTCTGTAACAACAGCAATAACCGGAGTAACAGTAGCCGCTACAAAGGCTTATGCATCGTATGAACAGTTAGTTGGGGGTGTTGATACACTTTTCAAAAAATCAAGTAAACAACTTCAACAGTATGCTGACAATGCTTATAAGACCGCACAAATGTCAGCTAATGACTATATGGAACTTGCCACCTCATTTAGTGCCTCTCTGATACAAGGTTTAGGGGGTGATACTACAAAAGCGGCAAAGTTAGCAGATAAAGCGATTATTGATATGTCTGATAATGCCAATAAGATGGGTACTGATATTGAACTTATTAAGAATGCTTATCAAGGATTTGCAAAGGGCAACTTCACGATGCTTGACAATTTAAAGTTGGGTTATGGTGGAACGAAAACTGAAATGGCTCGTCTTATAAATGACATGGGTATTCTTAATGAAAAGGTAACTGTCGGACAAAAAGGAAATTTTGATACTGTCGCTTCTTTCAATGTCATGATTGAAGCCATACATAAAGCCCAAGTTCAGTTAGGTATAACTGGGACATCTGCTAAAGAAGCAGGAAGTACAATCGAGGGTTCTATCAACATGGCAAAGGCATCTTGGGAGAACTTCTTGACCGCTTTAGGAACAGGCGATGATTCAAGAATAAAAGATACATTCGACCAGTTAATATCATCCGTAGAGACAGCTGGTTCTAACTTGATTCCACGTATTCAGATAATTGTTGAAAGATTAGGATCTGCAATAACAGACTATTTGCCACCAATTGTACAAAAAGTAATATCATACCTTGTAGAGAGCCTACCGAATATAATAAGTACCATCACACAACTTACCGGATCAATAATAGAAGGATTAAGCACTGCAATAAGTGCTAATTTACCCCAAATATTAGAGGCGGCAGGGAAGTTGATTGAATTTCTTGTTAATGGACTCCTTCAAATGTCCCAATCTTCATCTGAAGGCTTGACATCATTTATCATGACAATGATACAATTTATTGCTAACACACTAATAGAAAATGTTCCGACTCTCATAACTGCGGCGGTTAATCTATTCACGCTACTAATTCAAGCACTCCCTCAGGTGCTTCCGGTACTTGTAGAAGGATTACTGAGTTTGATACCATCATTGATAGACGCTTTATTGCAATCATTACCTATACTTATAGAAGGACTTGTCCAGATGGTTAATGGAATTGTTGAGGCTCTACCTCAAATCATCGAAGCAATACTTACCGCGTTACCGGAAATAATAACTAGCATCACGAATGGCTTGCTTAATGCACTTCCATTGATTGTGCAGGCAGGGGTTTCATTATTCATGGGATTGGTTGACGCTATACCTAGAATAATTGAGGTGCTTATTCAAAATCTGCCAATGATTGTGCAGTCAATTGTTACAACACTTATAACTGCGATACCTGAAATTGTTAAAGCAAGCATAACATTATTCATGGCAATGTTAGAAGCATTTCCGGAGATTATTACAGCACTTATAGATGCACTACCTGAGATTATAGAAACAATCGTTGATACGTTGACTGCTAATCTTGATGATATATTGGATGCTGGGATTCAGATATTCAGTATGATAGTTAAGGCAATACCTAAAGCACTTCCAAAGATATTGATTGCTGTTCCTAAAATCATCCTATCTATAGTTAAGGGTTTGATAAAACTGCTACCAAAAATGGTAAAGGCTGGATTTGACTTAATTGTTGCATTATTTAAGAATCTGCCTGGAATGCTTGTAGAGCTTGGAAAAGGTGTAGCTAGCGTTGTCGCAGGAGTAATTGGGTTCTTTAGAAATCATGTCGGTGATTTTGTGGATATCGGAAAAGACTTAATAAAAGGAATCGGTGATGGCTTCTCAAAAGCTTTATCCTATATCGGGGATAAAGCAAAGAGTGCTAAAGACTGGGTCGTTGGCAAGTTCAAAGGATTATTTGACATACACTCCCCATCAAAAGTAATGAGAGACCAAGTCGGAAAGTATGTAGCTGAAGGAGTTGTTGTTGGGTATGAAGATGTAGACCCATTTGGACAGATACAACGTGATTTAGACAGTGGTATATCTAAATTGACGCTCTCAGCACAAAATGAGGTACTTGCTAATACAAATATAGCAAAGAGTGGGCTTACAAATTCAATGGTAGAAGCAATCAAGAAATCAAATCTTGGCATATATGTTGGTGATAAACAATTTGGAAGATTAGTAGAGAGGGGGTTGGCGAGCTTATGATAGTGAACCGGTTATCCTATGTTAATAGCGAAAATAAGGAAATAAACCTGCTTGACGGAAATATTCGTGCATTAAAAACTAGTGACATTTTTAGTCATGAATGGGATAAAAAAGACACTTCAAGTACAGTCATTACAAGTTTTGAGATGCAGGATATTCCGAAAACTTTGGACTTGGCTATTCTTGCTGAGTCCAAAGATGAAGTCAATGAGATACTGGAAGAATTGTACAAAACCTATGAAAAAGATGTTCTTGATAGCAAGGAAGGTAGATTATACTTTAACGATTATTATCTTCTTTGTAATATCAATAAAGAGATTTTTTCAAACTGGGACGCTTATAGAAAATTGCAGAAAGTTCAGTTGGGAATATTAAGTAGGAAAGGACGTTGGTATAAGGAAGTAGTTAAGAATTTCGGTGTAAACAATACTACAAAAGAAGGAAAAGATTTCCCTTATGACTTCCCTTATGATTATGCAGAAGAATCTTCCCAAACAATATTTAGAACGGATTCCATAAGCGACTTTGATTTTAAACTCGAAATCTATGGGATAGCTTCGGATCCTTCTATAATAATTGGAGGTCATATCTACCGGGTATTAGCTTCCGTAAACGTAGGAGAAGTGTTGATTATTGACTCGAGAGAGAAAACCATCAAAAAACTGAAAAAAGATGGTTCTTTTGAAAATTTATTCTACCTACGTGATAAAGATAATTATATTTTTCAAAAAATAAAATGCAAAAACGGAAGAACTACTATACTATTTGAGGATAACACATATCCTTTGGTATTTAGGCTGACTGCGTATGTAGAAAGGAGTAGACCATTATGGACTTGATATATACTGATGCACAAAAGAAAGATATTGGGGTTGTGAAAGATTATACAATGGATCTCGCCTATGGTTCGGACGAGAATAACTTCGAACTTGTAGTTCCGCTTTCCAAAGACAACATAATCGAATATGATTCAATAGTCTATATGGAAGGTACTGAATATGGAGGATTCATTGATGAACGTGTGGTTTCTACAACATCCTCAAACATAAAGTATAAAGGAAGAACGCCACATGGATTCCTCAACAGCTATGTTATTTATCCAAATGGACCTGATGGATATAGAACGGTTACCGGGAATGCGTTGAATATACTAATGGATATATTAGACTATTTCCATCTTTTAGACTATTTTGAATTTGATACAGAGGCGGAATCAATATATATTGATTCATTCAAGTTCAGATATGAATATATCTATGATGGAATAATTAAGATGCTGGCTAAGGTTAATGCTAAGTTGATTCTTATTTGGCACAATGGTAAGATAAAGGTTACTATAAAAACGATAAGCAATTACGCTGATGAACAAGAACTTGATTCCTCACAGTTACTTTTTACAATTGGAAATAAAGAAAACTGCGTGAATCATTTATTATGCCTAGGTCAAGGCGAATTGAATGAAAGAAAAGTTATTTCCTTATATACAAATGAAAAGGGCTTCATACAACCTTATCTTGTTAATGACCCGCCATATGAGGATAGTGATTATGTTCTTGATAACACGTATCAGATTCTATCGGGAAAAGATGAAATATGCCAGATATATGACTATCCAAATGCATCTCCAGTTGAGAAATATAAGGAACTAACAGATATTCCAGATAATTGGTTTGATACTTATGAGCAGTATTATAGGTTGGAAAATGGCAGCTATGCACAAAATGAAACAGTATATGAGGACTACTATCAACAACTTACATCACAACCCGCAGATTGGGCGTCAAATTATTCTGACTATTATACCTTGGAAGAAACTTCATCTGGTGTATGGGAGTATGTCAATATATCATCAGATTTGATTGACGAATATGCTTTGCTTACTATTGAACCACCTAACTGGGCTACAACGTATGCTAGCTACTTTGAACTTGATGGGAATAACTATATTCAAGCAGTTGGCGTAACAACTTCAAACAATCCGGAGAAAGTCATTTATAAGCCTAATGACTGGAAAGATAATTATTCAAGTTACTATTATCCGTTTAATGACGGTACTCAGATTTTATATAAACCGGCTGAGGGTATATCTAAAGATAGATATGAGTGGCAGACGCATAAACCGAGTGACTGGAATACTAACTGGGATTCATACTATGCACTGACTATGTATGGTCAATATAAGCAGTTAGGAAAGCTTGAATACTATACCAGAAAATATAATAAAGATAAAGGTCAGCATCCAAAGTGGGAGAAGAATCAATTTTATACGAAATTCACTGATACTTTTGCCCCAGATTTTTATAAAAAAACATATTATAAAATGGTCGATAAAACAGCCGCCCCAAAATTTGAGCAAAATAAATATTATTACGCTACAAAAGCAAACTATCCGGACTTTCAAATCATACACGATGATAAAGGCGTATATAAACTTGAGGAAAGAAGAAGTTTTCCACAATATGAAAGAGGTCAATACTTTAGAAAGACAATTGATAACTTTGATACTCTTGTTCAAAGTGGAATAGAGCACTTGACAGAATTAAATAAATCATTTACAATTGAGTTAAAGACGAATGCTACAATATCTTACGATATTGGGGATATAATTGGAGCACGTGAGAATATAACTGGTACTCAAGCTTGGCAACCAGTTAGGAAAAAAATTGTTACGATTGAAAACGAAAACGATATCAAAGTAGAATATGAGGTGTGATAATGGCAGAAAGAATAATAACAGGAAAGACTGGTGGACCTCACGTAACCTCACTTGATGAGAGAGTGCTAAATGGTTCATTTTTCGGAAGAAAAGCATTATATAAACTCCCCTGGGGGGATAATTTGGACATTTCTTTAACTGGGGATCTTACAGCTAGGGTCGGCACAGGAATTGGAATATTCCAAGGTATTGAGTTCATGGTGGAAGATCCAATAGATCTAACATTTGAATCACTTGGCCCGTCACTTAATAGAACAGATCTTATTATTGTCGAGTACAAAAAAGATTCTGTAAGCGGGTTGGAAAGTGTAGAAGTTAAAGTTGAGAAAGGAACAGAAACCCAGAGTGGAAATCCACCAGCCCCTGCTTTGCTACAAGATAACATATGGGATGGTGATGGAAAAATTTATCAGCAGACAATAGCGGCAATAACTATGAAAGATTCAAAGATATTTGGATATATGCCATACGGTGTGGTTGTTACTGATGGATTTTCTTCCCATATAATCAATAAAGATAATCCGCACGAAGTGACTAAAGAACAGATTGGACTTGACCAAGTGGATAACACAGCGGATAAAGATAAGGAAGTTAAGTCAGCAGGGGTATCTACAAAACTAAAGAAATCATTCAAATTATCATTTGATGGAGATTTGCAGGGAACGACAAGCATTGACGGTTCAGAAGATGTTACTTTAAAGACTACACTAAAAGGTGGATCCTCGATGCCATTTTTTTATAAATTATGGCAGGCATCATCAGATGATAATTGGCAGAATTTCATACACGGATTATTTCCTATTTGGGTGGATAAAAATGGTACAAACCGTGAAATTTTAAGCATAATAAGTGCTGCACAAACTAATATTTCGATGTATACTGCTGGTAATTATTGTAAGATCGGAATCAGATTAAAGTTTAAAAACTCATTTGATAATATTGATGCACTGAGCTTGTCCGCATTACGCATTGATCCGAGTATTCTAGCGCCGATTATTATGAAATATGATACAAATTTTAGTTATAGTAACTTACCATTGTATAATGCTAAGGCTAGGCTTGAATATATATATGATTGCACGTTAAATTATCCAAAAAAAGGTGCGAGAATGTGTTCGATAAAACCATTGCCTTGTGCTTTGCAGGGATTGACATATGATAGCGCAGGAAATCCTGAAACTTTCCAGCTAACATTTGATGGAACGTCATTCTTATCAGCGAAGTCAGTTACTGATGAATGGGAACCGGCTATTATTGCCAAGAAAAACGGCGTAACAGAACCTACTTATCTATATATAGAACTTGAATTTCCATGTGATGCAATTGGAGGTTCATCAGGACCGACGAATTATATCGAAATTGGTGCAACAGAAATCAGCACACAAAATAACACTATGTATTCAGGAGGTGTAGAATAATGAGTTTAGAAACTAACAAAAATTATACTCATAGTGATGCGATTTATAGCTTAATTGAAGTTAACCCAAACATGACATATGAAGACTATGTTACGTCAACAGTCGAATGGTATAAGAGTGTATTTGGAAATGCGAAGTATGCAGCTGATTCAAATAATTATCCTTGCGTTATACTCCCTTGGCTTAACGGCTCTTATGATGAAAATTTCGATTTGTGTATCAGGTTCGATCAAACTGCCGATGCGCTCTTATCGGAGAACAAAACATCAAGTGGCACGTATATTTCTTTTGGATTATACGAACAAGCAACGAAAAAGTTTATGGGAAAAAGTCCTGCTCAATATTTTAGCGGTGGACGCGTTTGGCCTACGCTTATTGCATCGACTTACGACGCGCATTACAAAGTCAACACCTATGGACTTGACAAAAAAGTAATAAGCCTTGGTGAATTTTCCAATAATAAAGTAAACCCAGCCTCAATCCCTATGAACTGCATGGTTGTAGAATTTAAGAAATTGAAAGATGATACACCAGTCAATGTTGTGTTATTTCTACCGGATTTAGCTACGTACCAAACAAATAAATACGATAGTTATCCAATTGACTTGTATTATGAATTGGATGGTGTAGTGAAAAACACGAAAATATATACGTGGGGATTGACACAATCACCAACGTGTGCGACAATGTATCAATTGAATGACGGTTTTATTTATTCAGACGCATTGTTTTGTTGCTTTCCACATGACCAACCAATACTGCAACCGCTCACGATATTTTCTTATGAGGATACCGTTAATACTGATACATGGAATAAAAAGTGTATTACAGTTGGTGGAAAACAATTTTCGATAAAATGCGCGATGGACAATAAGCGGAACAATGGGAATCAAAATATAACACTTGCGTTATTAGAAGATTAAAAGACGATGGTTTGTGTGCATCATGTCAATAATATTTTATTTAAAGAAAGGAGAATAATTAGCATGAATAACTTATTTGCATGGGCCTCTGTTGGAGAAAATGGAAAAGCAACAGGAGGAAAAAAAGGAGACCAAACGAAGAAAGAAGTTAAAGTTGCACCTTACTACAACTTCGGACAGACGTGGGTTATAAGATTTCGAAGTACCTCAAGAGGAAAGAAAGCAGGAAAAGCCGCTAAACTTTTAGCCAACAATGACAATATCGGCTATAATCAAGGTGACAGAGTTTCCTTGTATACTGAATGCGAAAAAATAAACTGGGATATAGAAAGAATCAACGAGATTAGAAAGTGCAATTGCGATTGCTCCCTTTTAGTTGTATGTGCAGTCAACTTTGCTTATGGAAAAAGAAAATTGAGTTCCGGGTATACCACTCATATTCTTCCGTCCATCTGCAAGTCTTTTAGTAAGAATTTTAAACGGGCAGATAACTCTTTAAAAACAAAGAAATTCAAGAAAGGGGATATGGTCGGAAAATCCGGTCATGTTATAATCAATGTTTGAATCGATAATCGCATCACTAATGACAGGAGGGTTGACTCTTCTTGGAGTCATATATACAGTAAGAAAGCAACATGATGTGACAGTTGAAGAGCTTAGATTTGAGATACGAACGATAAAAAAGATATTAAAGAACTTGAAACTAAACAAGATAAACATAATCAAGTGGTTGAAAGAGTATACGAGCTGGAAAAAGTAGCAGAAGTTTTGGAAGAAAGACAGAAAACAGCAAATCATAGAATTGATGATTTAGAAAGAAAGGATGATTAAGATGAATTTTAAATTGAATGACAAGGTTTACAATTTCTTAAAATGGCTAGCAATGATTGTTATGCCGGCAATCGGATCTCTATACTTTGGACTTTCAGGAATATGGGGATTTCCATACGCAGAACAAATTGTCGGAACGATAACTCTTGTAGATACGTTCCTTGGTGCCTTGCTTGGTATCAGCACAGCAAGTTATAACAAAAGGAGTGAATCAAATGGACGGAGATAGATTGGCATTAGAGTTGTTAAGAGAGCTAAAATCCACGTGCAAAAGATGGTTTATTCTGTTCATCATAACATTGATTCTTCTATTTGCTACCAACTTGGTATGGTTGTATGCTTGGAATCTTCCGGCGGAGACTTCAACAGAATCATATGATATTGATTCAGAAGACAATGGAAATGCGGTTTATAATAATTCGGGAGAGATGAATGTTAATGGCGAGAATTAGAATCGTGAAAACCACAACAAAAAGAGGAAGGAGAAGCCGACCGACGAACCCAAGACCAAAGAGAGGTAGAAGAAGATGATTATATCGGATTTTACTTCCGATGAACTGGAATTTTTTAGAAAAAGATGTAATTTTGTTAATTTCGAAAAGCAAATCTTCGAACGAAGAGCGAAAGGTGTTTCCTTACAACAAATTGCAGAAGATCTGGATATCTCGTACGATTATGCAAGATACCTAAGCCGGAAAGTTAATAAGAAGATAATAAAAGTTCTATAACACAAAAATAACACAATCTTTACATTGAGATTGTGTTATTTTTATTTTATAATTTATTTATAAAATATTTAGTAGATAAAGGAGGGAAAATATATGAGATTGAAGAACATATTAAATGATTCAGAAATCCAAGATATTCCTATCCTATATGTGTTGAGAGTGATAACCGCCGTTCAGAAGGAGATTATAAATGAAGAATCCAGTGCTATTTGTACGAGGTTATCTGAAAGTTATCACGAATTAAGGAGTGATTTATATGTTTCAGAACCCGTACGCAAGTTTGATGCCACAAAATCAATTTTATCCACAAAATATGAACATGAACAATCAACAAATAATGCCGCAAGAACAGCCACAGAATCTTATAAGGGTAAATGGTATTGATGGGGCAAAAGCATATCAAATGAATGCTAATTCTACTGTTGCTTTGTTT